TAACAATTGTGCAAACGATCATCGATAATATTGATTTATTGATTGATGGCGTTTTACAGTTCATGAAAGGATTTTCAGAAGGAATCACAAAGGCGATTCCTGTGATCGTAAAAGCATTGCCCGAATTAATTCATGGCATTGTTGATGGATTATTAAAATCGATTCCCGAATTGATTGATGCAACTTTACAAATTACGATGGGGGTGGTTGAAGCACTTCCCGAAATTATAACTGCACTTGTTGAGGCTCTGCCCGAAATTATCAGTCTTATTATCGAGGCATTATTGGAAAATCTTCCTGCAATTATTGAGGGCTTAATTACATTAGTTTTCGGTATTGTTGAGGCAATTCCGCAAATCATCGAAGCGTTAATTGAAGCAATCCCACAGATTATTGAAATGCTTATTACCGCCTTGTTTGAGAATTTCCCACAGATCATTCTTGCCGTGCTTGAATGTCTTGGAACATTGTTACTTAAAATCGGTGAGTGGTTCTTGGAGTTGATCGGATTCGTTGATGAGGAAGGCGATGGCATTTGGGATGATGTTGCTGAATGGTTTGATAATTTAATTACTTCTATTGTCGAATGGTTCGCAGGAATTTGGGAATCCATTTCGGGATTCTTTGTAAACTTATGGACAACAGTTACGGGATTCTTCTCCAATGTGTGGGGTAGTATTACGGGGTTCTTCTCAAATATATGGAAAAGCATTTCGGGATGGTTCAGCACTATTTGGACTAACATGAGTACCGCATTCAGCACATTGTGGACAAATATTTCGGGATGGTTCGAGGATACTTGGGAAAGCATTACGGGATTTATTGACGAAGCTGTTGATTGGGGCGCAAACCTTGTCAAAGGTATTTGGCAGGGTGTATCCGATTGGGCTGAATGGCTGTGGGGCAAAATTAGCGGATTCTTTGATACCATTTGGACACGAATCAAAGATTTCTTTGGTATCGCATCACCATCCAAAAAGTTTGCGTGGATCGCTGAAATGGATGTTAAAGGTTTGCAGAAAGGCTTTGACCAATTCGGTGATGATGCGGTTAATACCGCAATAGAATTATCCGATAAAATATCTGATGCATTGCATCCCGAAGCATCGATTGATTTCGGTATTCAGAATGGTGAATTAAAGAGTTCATTATCAATGGGCGAAGATTTGCAATATAGTTTGGAAAGTATTTATGATCGATTGGATAATATCGAAGATACCATGTACAATGCAATCAACAGGGCATTGGTTAATGGTTTTGATTTAAGATGGAATGATAGAGAATTAACGAGGTTAATAAAAGATCATGCTTGATAGATTAACTTATATTTCGAGTACGGGTAGCATTATTAGATTTGGTGATCCCGATAGTCACATATTAATTGATTCAAATAACTTTCGTGATTATACATGGAAGTATTCACAGACATATAAACGAATTACCGAATTTAATAAAGATTTAGTTTCTAAAACATTGCCAATTTTGATTTATGGTAAAGATGTAAAATCGATTGCTGATAATTTGTATGAAACGATTGAAAACGATCTGTTATTAAAAAAATACGGTAAATTATATAGTGGCGATTATTATGTGCGTGGATATTTTACCGCAAGCAAAAAATCAAATTATACGGCAGATGGTTTTTTGAGTTTATCTTTAACATTCGTTACAGATTGTCCAAATTGGATCAGAGAAACGAATTATCAATACCGCCCGAATGCAATTGCGCAAGAGGGGTTATCTTATCCGTATGATTATCCATATGATTTTCTTGCAAGTGTTTCTGCGCAAGATATCATTAATCCATCATTCGCAGAACAGAATATTCGATTGGTGATTTATGGCGATTGCGTGAATCCTGCGGTAATGATTGATAACCATGTGTATGGCGTGGATGTCACGATTGACGAAAACGAGTATGTCACAATTGATACCGCAGAAAAAACGATTGTATTAACAAAACAGGATGGAACAACACAGAACGTATTTAATGCAAGAAATCGGGAATATTATATCTTTCAAAAGATTCCGAGTGGTAAGCACGTTATAAGTGTGTTGCCGAGTACAAATGTTGATTTAACAATCCTTGAAGAACGGAGCGAACCTAAATGGCAGTAACAGTTTTCTATGCAGATCAGAATATGCAGGATATCGGAGTTTTAAAAGGATTCAAACTTGACTTAACCGTTAGCATGGAAACAGGCGCAAATGATTTTGAAGTCCGTACTTCTATTGATGGCATTGAAATGGATGAAGGATATTACATCTATGCCGAAGATAGCGAGTATGGCGGTATAATAGATAGTAAACGTATCAGCACAAAAGATAAAACTTTGTATTATAGCGGTAGAACATGGCGTGGTATGTTAGAGAGTAAAATCATTCAACCGCCTACGGGAGAGGATTACTACAAGGCAAGCGGTGACTTGAATGTTGTGCTTGATACTCTGATTGATGATTTTGGGTTAAATGATTTATTCTATGCTGATAGTGTATTAACGGGTGTTACAGTTACAAATTATCAATTTTATCGTTATACAGATGTTTATAGCGGAATCATACGGCTCTTGTCGAATCTTGATTATAAATTAGTGATTGAGTTTGATACCTCTGAATTAAAGTGTAAGATTGGTGCTGTGCCGATTGTCGATTATGGCGAAAATCAAGAAGTAACAAGCGACTTGTATGATTTTGATATAAGGCGTGTCGGTGGTACTGTGAATCATCTAATCGGTCTTGGCGCAGGTGACTTAAAGGATCGATTGGTGATTCATAAGTATGCCGATGCGAATGGGAATATCAGCGACACCCAAACTTTATTTGGCAAAGATGAAATTACTGCAATCTATGATTATAGCAATGCAGAAGATGCCACTGAATTAGAAGAAAAGATGCTTGAAGAATTCCAAAAATTAATCGGTTCTGACAGCATCGAAATTACGTTAAATGAGATAGATGCAGATGTGGGCGATAAAGTTACCGCCTATGAAGAAAAAACCGAAATAGAGGCAATACAGTACGTTCAGAGCAAGATTGTAACGATTGATGATGATACAATTAACGTACAACATTCGGGCAAGACAGTTTCCGTAAGTGAGCATGGCGAAATAAGACAATCAACGGAATATGAAAAATTAAAAGAAGAACTTGATACATTAAGTAATGAGGTTGATGAGAAGTTAAGCACGAAACAAAATGCAGGATTTGGTACTCCGACAGAAACAAGTTTTAATAATATCACAACGGCAGGAAACTATTGGGTTGATCCAAATGTGACAACATCAAATGCTCCCAATAATGATAATGGCGTTCTACAAGTGTTAAGGGCTAACGGAAATAATGCAGGAGTTATCGAACAGATTTTTTGGTCATATCGGAGAGGGATGTTCTATCGTGAGTTTGCTAATAATCAATGGTATGCATGGAAAGGCGGTGTCATTAATGCAACTGTCACCTCGATTCATTCAAGTTATAAGATTGATTCGGGAAATGTTCGGAGAATTGGGGACATCGTTTATGTGACAGTTCTTGGACATGCAACTGCACAAATAACAAGTGCATCCTCGACTGCGCTGATTCGTGTCCCTTATCATGTTAGTGCGTATTTAACAAGAATGTGTTCTATCGGTGGTAATGCATATCCAAGACTTTACGGAAAAAACACAACTGACATTGGATGCAGTATATCGTCCACAATCGCAAGCGGTACGGTAGTTGATTTTGATTTTTGTTATTTTACGGAAGATAACGCATAAAAGGAAGAATAAAAATTGTACATTCATTTTTTCGATGCTATAATCAATAAAAAAGGAGATATTAAAATGAGCAATAAGGCATATGATATTATCAATAAGATACAGCGATTTCTTCCTGCACTTGGAGCATTTTATCTCGTTCTTGTGGAAGTGTGGGGATTGCCGTTTGGTGATGCAATTAATAAAACTATTGTAGCACTTGCAACTTTACTTGCGGTATTTCTTGAAGTTATGACAGCAAAATGGAATAAAGATAACACTATTGAAGTGCATAATATTAGCAATGATTTAAATGAAATCGGCAAAGAATTGGAGGAAATGCATCCATGAAAAGATTTGATGAATATCTGCAACGGGAAGTGGAAATACAGGAAGATATTACGCCCGAAATCGGTAAAGAAATTAAATTAGAAGAGCCGAAAGAATTTAAAGAAGTTTTAGCGGAGGATAAACAATGAAATGCAGAGTTCTTGAAAGTGGCATCTGTTATATCACACAGCCGTATCATATTAATGAGCAAAAAGGATATAATTATGATCATTGGGGAATCGATATCGTTGATTTCAGCAAGGGCTATTCAACACTTGGTTGGATCGTTGCACATTCAGATGGTACAGTTGTGGAAACAAGAAACAATTGCACAGGATTTGAATATAATTCTTATGGCAATTATGTTCTGCTAAAACATCCAAATGGTATGTATACCATGTATGCTCATTTATCCTACAATACTGTTCAAGTTCGGAAAGGACAAAGTGTAAAGAGCGGACAGCGACTTGGTTATATGGGTAATACGGGAACATCTTATGGCGGTCATTTGCATTTTGAAGTAAGACAATCAAACGGATATAAGATTGATCCCGAAAGTTATTTGAATAAAGGAATGGAAAATATGAAGTGGGTTAAGAAATGGTTTTTATATGATGATAAAGGAAAGATGCTGACGGGATGGCAAAAGGTCGATGGTAAGTGGTATTTCCTCAATAAGTCAAACGGAGAAATGGCAACGGGTTGGCTGAAAAATGATGGGAAATGGTACTATCTTGCGGATAATGGTGTAATGCAAACAGGTTGGCAGAAAATCAACGGCAGATGGTATTATTTCGCAGGTGGTGATTCGGGCAAGATGCTTACAGGTTGGCAGAAGATCAACGGTAAATGGTATTATCTAAATCCGACACAAACAGATTCTCGAAAAGAAGGCGAAATGTGGACGGGTTGGCTAAAGGATAAAGGTAATTGGTATTATCTTGATCCGAAAGATGGGTATATGTATACAGGTACTCACATCATTGATGGTAAGACTTATCATTTTAATAATAGTGGTGTGTTAATATAAAGGAGTAAAATATGAAAATTATTACAGGCGCAACGGGCGAGGCTCATGTTACATCAAATGATGATGGTGAATTCAATCAAGGTATTTGGGGCGAAGGTTTAGTAATCCTTGCAAATGGTAGTCAATTATCGGCAACAATCATTGATAATAATACAATCCGTATCGCTGATGGCGATATCGTGTTTCAAGGTCGGCATGGTTTAATTGAACCGAACACCTATGAAGATGTTTCGATCGCAACGGGAGCAAGCGGACAGAACAGAAAAGATTTGATTTGTGTTCAATATAAGTTGGAAAACGGTGTTGAAAGTATGTCGCTTGTTGTGAAAAAAGGAACAGCAACGAGCGGTACGGCAACTGATCCGAGTTATACGGAAGGCACGATTCGGACGGGTTCTTTACTTGCTGAAATCCCGTTATATCGTGTAAATATTAGTGGTATCAGCATTGCTTCAATTGATACACTTGCAACGGCATCGCCATATTTAATTGATGTTGGTAAAAAGAAAATTGAATATGGAACAGCATTACCATCTGCATCGAATTATAATGATGGTGATATTTTTCTTTTATATGAATGATAAGGGGTATTTAAAATGGCAAGTCCGACAGGTCAATGGTTATACGGAAATGAAATACATCCAAAATATTATCCATCGGGTTCTTATTGGGTAGCAGGTTGGATTAATACGGCAGATACCGCAACTACATTTTCTGTTGATATATGGGCAAATGTATATTTTGAAAATTATACAGGCGCTACTCCATCATATTTATATTGTTGGGATAAGTATTTTGTTAATGGCGATAATATTTCACCTGCAAGCGGTTCTAATGGATTCGCTTGGGAAAATGGTTGGAAATATGGCGGTAATCCTTCATGGACATATACAAAAACACATTCTGCACAAAATAAATCAGTCGAGGTATCATGTAAATTAGGTGGCGATGATACTTGGAGTATGCTTTACTTGACTTTTACTGTTCCTGCTAAAGCATCTTACAGCGTTAAATTTAATGCGAATGGCGGTAGCGGTGCGCCATCAGCCGTTACAAAATGGTATGGCGAAAATTTAACTTTGCCATCAACAAAACCGACAAGAGCAAATCATCAATTTTTAGGATGGTCAACGAGTTCAACAGCAACAACTGCAACATATTCCGCAGGTGGTACATATACCGCTAATGCAGGTGCGACATTATATGCTGTATGGAAAGATATTACACCTGCAACGATTACATCCGAATCTGTTACAATCGCATCCGCAACAAAATTAAATTTCTCGTTAACCGCAAATGTAACTTGTAATCAATGGCAGTATTCTCTTGATGGCGGTACATGGACAACGTATTCAAGCACAAGTGGTACAAGCGCAAGCGGTTCGGTTACTGTTTCAACAGGAACGCATACGTTGCAATTAAGATGTCGAAGGGCATCAAACAGCGTCTATACAACAGGAACAATTTTTACCCGTGATACTGTTCCACCGACAGTCAATTTTACTGTATCAGATATTGAGACAGATGGATTCACGATTAATGCAATATCAGATATTGCAAGTGATAAATGGTGGTATAGTCTTGATAATGGCAGTACATGGACACTATGGTCGGAAACAAGTACAACAGAGCGCACATATACTGTTACGGGATTAAATATAAATACTGCGTATCAAGTAAAAGTTAGAGCAAGAAAAACATCTAACGGAATGACGGGCGATAGTTCCGTGCAAACAATAAAGACGCAAGGCGGTATTGTTCATGTGGATGTGAATGGACAATGGAAAGATGCAATCGCATATGTAAAAATAGGTAGTGCATGGAAACAGGCGATATGCTATACTAAAGTCGGTAGTTCTTGGAGGATCAATACATAATGGACAGACTTGAATTTATTTCGATCATAGTTGGGGCTATCTTTGCAAGCGGTGGATTTTGGGCGTTTATCAATGCTATCTATCAGAACCGAAGTAAAAAACAAAATGCGCTTGTGAAACTCATGCTTGGATTAGGACATGAAAAAATCATTGAATTAGGTTTAAAATACATTGAGCGTGGATATGTCACAAAAGATGAGTATGAGGATTTAGTCAAGTATTTATACACGCCATACATAGAGTTGGGTGGGAACGGAACAGCCGAAAAAATAATGGAGTCCGTAAAGAAGTTGCCAATCAAGGAGAAGTAGAAATGGAAGATAAAAGATTAGATCATCGTGATGTGCCGTATTTGATTTATGAAGCGACACAGGCACGGAATGAAAGAACAATTAAAAAATTAATAATTGTTGTAGTGATCGCAATTGCCTTGATGTTTATTAGCAATGCTATTTGGCTGTATGCTTGGATGCAGTATGATTATATCAGCGAAGATGTTACTGTTGACAGTCAAGATGGTGGCAATGCTAATTATATCGGCAATGATGGGGATATAATGAATGGCACGGATACGAGTAAGACGACAGAGTAGGACACGAAAAAGCGGAAGATCAAAAGGCACAAGACGCAGAAGATGAAAGAGTATTCTAATAGCGAGATCGTATTGCTTATCAATGAATATATACATTCAGAACGTGATAGGCTGATTCTATTTGAGCGTTTTGTTAATGGTTTGACTTTTTCCGAATTATCTGATAAGTTCTATTTATCAGAGAGACAAATAAAACGCATTGTAAAAAAAGCAGACAATATCTTAATTAAACTCCATTAATTATAGTTCTTTTTTGTTCTCTTTTCCCGAAAAGCATCCTGTAAAAAGGATGCTTTTTTGGTGTCCTTTTTATGGCACTTCTATGGCATTTTTCTTTGATCATTCCCGTGCTTAAATGAAAACAAAAAAGGAGCAAATATCATGCAGGAATATATCGAAAGATTGATGCGGTGTGGATATTCCGCAGATCGTGCATATTGCATTTGCGTAGATTTCATGAAGAATCTGCCGTTGTTTGATTTGCAATTATTTGTTGAATCGGTAGAAAGGGATACTTATGTGGATAGAATACAATCCGAATCCAACGGGTAGAAAAGTAGGCGACTGTGCAGTTCGTGCCGTTGCCAAAGCATTGAATACCGATTGGGAAACTGCTTATGCAATGATTTCAAGTAATGGTTTTCAGATGGGTGATATGCCATCGAGTAATAGTGTATGGGGATCGGTATTAAGGCAGAATGGCTTTTACCGAAAGGCAATACCGAATACTTGCCCCGATTGCTATACCATTGAGGATTTTGCAAAGGATCACCCGCATGGCATTTTTGTTGTTGGGACGGGTGGTCATGTGGTTACGATTGAGGATGGCAGAGTATTTGACAGTTGGGATTCATCAAAAGAAATTCCGCAGTATTTTTGGTACAGAAAGGAGTAAACAATGGCAATGTTTAATAATTATTCAACGGCTTATCAAAATCCGTATTATCAGCAACAGCAAATGTATCAACAGCCAACACAAAATAATGCGTTTCAGAATGTCGGAAATAATGCGCAGAATGTTGGGATCATTTGGGTGCAGGGCGAGGCAGGCGCAAAGAGTTATCTTGTTGCGCCAAATACGACAGTTCAGTTGTGGGATTCGGAAAGCCAAACGATTTATCTTAAATCTGCCGATGCAAGCGGTATGCCGAGTATGAAAATCATTGATTATACTGTACGAGGCACAGAAACGCAAAATAACGCATTTTCTATGAACGATAAACAATTTATATCACGGGATGAATTTGATGTCTTAAAAGGCGAAATAGACGGCTTAAAAAGCGAAATAAACAAATTGAAACCGCACAAGAAAGAAGGTAAGCAGAATGGCTAATCCGTTATATCAATCTATGCAACAGCCGAACATGACTTCTATGTTACAAAATTTAAAACAGAATCCGATGCAGTTCTTAATGCAACGTAAATTCAATATTCCACAAAATATATCAAATGATCCAAATGCGATTATTCAGCATTTAATGAATACGGGACAAGTTTCGCAACAGCAATATAATCGTGCAAGCAATATGGCGAGACAGTTTATGAAATAAGATACTAATGCGCATAGTATAAATAAAAAAAACGAAAGGAGTTAAAGATATGGCTTTAACAGATGGAAATGGCAATGAAATGGTAATGCCTGTTCAACCTATGTATGGCGGTGGCAATGGCGGTTTTGGTAACGGCTTTGGCGGTGATTGGGCATGGATCATCCTGCTCCTTCTTCTTGGATGGGGCAACAATGGATGGGGCAATGGTGGTTTCGGTGGATGCACAAACGATCTTTATCCGTGGATGAATCAGACCGAAACAATCAACGATGGATTCCGTGATCAGATGCTGAATACAAACATCACATCTATCCGTGATAGCATCGGTGATATTTCTACACAGTTATGCAACGGATTCGCAGGTGTTGAACAGGGTGCAAACGCAAGACAGATCGCAAATATGCAACAGGCGTTTGCAAGTCAAACTGCAATGACGCAGGGATTTAATGCGCTTGCAACACAGTTTGCAGATTGTTGCTGTGAGAACAGACTTGCAAATTGCCAAACGCAGAATATTATTCAGAATGAGGGCAATGCTACAAGATTTGCCGATGCAAATAATACCCGTGATCTGCTCGCAAATCAGACCGCAAACACACAGGCAATTCTTGATAAACTGTGTCAGTTAGAACTTGATGGCAAGAATGATCGCATTGCAGACCTTGAAAGACAACTTACAATGGCAAATCTGCAAGCATCACAGACAGCACAAAATGCATTTATTCAGCAAGGGCTAACTGATGAGGTTGATGCGCTTTATAACAGATTAAGCAACTGCCCTGTTCCGACAACACCTGTTTATGGTCGTACACCGATCTTTACTTGCAATAACAACTGTGGTTGTGGATGCGGTAGCAACTTTTAAGGAGGTGCGCTATGGCTTGTGAATTTTTGTATAATCCGTTGCAGGAAGTCGCATTAAATGCGCCAATCTTGTTCGATACATCTATTCCTTGCAATCGTGGTAATGTATATCATGAAAGCAATACGGGGAATTTTATTCTCAAGGGTGCTAATTCCAATAGTTGTTGCAATCAGTTTGCGCAATATCAAGTGACATTCAATGGCAATATTGCACTTCCCGAAAGTGCGGATGTCGTACCGATTGCGATTGCGATTGCCGTTAATGGTGAACCGAGATTGACAAGCAGAGCAATCTTTACGCCTTCGGCAGTTGAAGAATTCGGCAATGTCACAAGTACAGCGATTATCAAAGTGCCGAGATGCTGTTGCTTTAGTTTAAGTGTGGATGCTGTTCCTGCTACAACTGATCCGTCAGTTATTCCTGCCCCGATAATTGATGTACAGAACGCAAACTTGACAATCACACGGATTGCATAGGAAAGGAGGAAAATCGATGCATACACTTTATCAGTTAAAAGATATGCTTTGTGAAGAACTTGAAGAGTACGGCAAAAAAGGCGAACTTACCGCAGGTTCATTAGAAACAGTTGATAAACTTGCACACGCAATCAAAAACCTTGATAAAATCATCGAATCGAAAGAAGATGAAGAATATAGCGGTGCAATGATGAATGATGGTATGGGCGGTGTTTATGCTCGCAGAGGCGGTTCTTATGCTCGTGGTGGTCGTTCCTATGCTCGTGGTCGTGGCAGTAATGCAAGGCGTGACAGCATGGGAAGATATGCAAGCGAAAGTGGTTATTCCCGTAATGATGATATGATCGCCGAACTGCATGAGTTAATGGCTGATGCTCCCGATGAACGCACAAAGCAGGAATTTCAGAAATTCATTTCTAAAATGGAAATGATGTAGGGGAGGTGGATGCCTTGATCACGGAACATGATCTGAATGAAGCGATTGCGGAATGTCAAGGTGTCCGTAATCCCGATGCAAAAACCTGCATGATGCTATCTGCATTTTATACGATTAAAGATAAATTGTATCCCGATGCAACTGTGGAAATACCGCAATATTCCTATGATGCACCACCAACACAAATCGAAGAAACGATTAATTATGAAAGCGATACGGATTTTGGTGTTGCGATTTATGGCAAAAATGTAAATGAAATTTTTGCGATCATGGATGAGGCGATGGATGCCGTGCAGGTACTTAATCCACAATTATACAAAAGCATCATGCGGAAAATTGAATACTGATTTGAAAGAACCTTGCATTGCGCAAGGTTCTTTTATATAATGATTTTAGGCTTGTTTTCAAGAGTTCATAAAATCTCAAAAAATAAGGGTTTCGCAGAAATGCGAACTCTTATTTTTTTTATGCGAAAATAAAATATAAAAAAATATAAAAAAAGTAGTTGACATATAATGACATAGATGTTATTGTATAGACACAGAGATGATACAGAACAAACCTAATCGAAGTAGTAACGGGGCAGATGGTTGAAACAATCGGGCGTTTCGTGAAAAGTAGAAAGGAAGAGTTCACCAAAGAAAAGGAGATCAAAAATGAAAACATATTTCGGAACATTCAAAAGAACAGATGGAGAATACAGCACATTCGTATATGAATCTGATCATAACAAAAATACACATTTACATTATTGTGATTTTTGGAAATCACTTGATAAATGGAACGAGAAAAATGATGAACATATCAATATTGATTTTGATTCTTATCTTCGTTGCACAGGAAGATACAGAGGAAAACGCAGATATGCATCTACATGGCATGAATTCATTTATGTCATGAACGCAAAAAATATGGATGAACAATGTTTTGAAGAAGAAACAGTAATCGATTTGAGATAAGGAGGATCAAGATGAAACATTATACTGTGGAATATAAAATGTACAATGCGGATAAAGTAAAAAGTGTGCAGGTGATCGCTAACAATAAGTATGAGGCTTATGAAAAGGCAACGTATGAGGTTATTCCCGAAATTGAGGCATTTTCACCATACAGCACTTGGGTTGCATCAGTTACATATAATAACGGCAATTACAGGCGGTTTAACAATTTTGAAGGCAATGCGTATTAAGAAGGAGGAATAAAAATGATTGAATATATTATTATCGGTGATACAGATGATCATGAAGGATTTTTAGTTGCAATTTGCAGGGGCATGAATAAAGAATCCGCAGAAAAGGTTTTGAATCGGATGCTTACACATCCCACAAAGAACGATCTGCATCTGATGGTCAATATGAAAAATTTCCGTTTAGAGGCGGTAGCAGAAGAAGATCAATGGTGGAACGATCCGTTTCTGATGTCGGATTGATGCAAGGTGTGTACCATCTTCATGCATTTTATAAACCTCTTTATATATTTTTTATTTTACAATTTACTTTTTACTGTGAAGAAAAATGTAACATAAAAATAGTAAAAAATAAAAATAAAAAAAATATTAAAAAAGGTATTGACATTTAGTAAACTGTCATTTATAATAACGGTGTAATAAAGATAACACTTAATTATAAGGAGGGTATAACAATGAAATTAAGCAATGCGCAGGAAAAGGTATTAAAGGAAGCGTATAAGGACATCGATAGGGCAAGAAATTTTGAGAATCATGCAGATTGGCTTAAAAGCATTTATCCCGAATGGATAGCCGAAAGTCATATTAATGATCCATTTTGGGTAAATGCTTGGGAAGAAAACGTAAATGGTATCGTTCTTACTCATTGCAATACAAAAACATTAGAGGCTCTTGCTAAATTAGGATATATCGAAATTATTAGAGATAGCACAGGTGAGCGTTTTGGAATTGATAAAGTGAAAATTTTAAATTATTAAATTGCAATTGAGTGAGGCGATAACACCGAAACAACACCAAAGGAGGGTTAGGCGCATGAAAAAGGCGATTGTAGCTGTTTTTATTATCGCATTGATAATTTTATTAACCATAACGGGAACGCTTGTTATTTCGGCAAATAGGCGGTCACAGGATACAATTAACCGCATTGATGCAAAGATTGAGAGGTATGAAAGATGAAAAGAGCAGAAGCAGAGGCGCGGATTTTGGAAAAGGCAGAAGAGATCGCAGAAATCTTGAATGTGTATTGTCCAAATGATGATCATTTTTCAATGTTCATCACGGATAAAAATATCAGCTTCAACAATACATATTGGGAACATGAAGATGTTGGTGTTTTAGATTGTTTTGAAGGGAGGTGAAACAGAAAATGAATGATCTTGCAAACAGGATTATCAACTATCGTGCAAAACATCGGTTATCGCAGAAAGAAATGGCTGATAGATGCGGTGTGTCCGCACAAACAATTTCCTGTATTGAGCGTGGGTATCAGAAACCAAACAAATTGACTTTGGCAAAAATTGATTTAGTTGTAGGAGGTGAAGATGGCGCAGTTCAGCATATCGCAGATTAAGAATTTCAAGGCTTGCAGGAGATCATATTTCTTTCGGTACGTTGAGGAATTAGAACCGATACAAAAAGCCGAGGCGTTAGAAATCGGGAGCAATTATCATGAATTGATTGCGTGGCTGTATGAGCATGGATCGCTTGATGGTGTAGAGGAAGATAATTCTAAAGAGTTGGCAATGGCTTGTGCGTATTGGAAATACATCTACCCGAAATTCAAAGTTAAAGCGGTTGAAGAATCTTTTGAATATCCGATTGGAGAACATTCCTTGATCGGCAGGGTTGATGGCGTTGCGGATGATGGTCGGTTGGTCGAACATAAAACAACAGGATCAGAAATTACCGAACAATATGAATACAATCTGATGTGGGATGAACAGATTCTTGCATATATGCTTGCATATGATGTTCGGCAGATGTATTACACAGTTTGCAGAAAGCCGACAATCAGACAGAAACAAAATGAAACCGAAGAAGAATTTTTTAACCGCATGATTGAATGGTATGATACCGATACGGATAAAAAGATTCGGCTGATTCTGATTGAACGGACAGATGAAGAAATCGAGCAGTTTCGGGATGCCCTGCACAGCATATGCGATGAAATCGAATCAACAAATCATTATTATGCAAATTGCCTGTGGTGTAATGTGTGGGGAAGGAGGTGCGAATACTCAAGCATTTGTTTAAATTATGATCCACAGCAACAGTATATTGAATTTCAGAAAGTAGAAAGGAGAGCAAAAAGTGAATCTGAAGAAATTGGATGATAATGTAAATAAGCCGTATACCGCTTTGCTGTATTGTCCGACAGGTGTTGGAAAATCAACCGCAATCGGCATTATCGCAGAACATACGAATGGCAATACCCTTGTGTTGGATGTTGATAGAACGATCACGAGAACACTTGCAAAAAAAGAAGTCGTAAAAGATACATCTAAAATCTTAATCCGTGAGATTGACAACATCCATACTTGGGATGATTGGTGCGAGGTTACAAGAGAATTACAGGCGATGAAGGATGCAGGCGAGTTTGAAAAGATGAACATCAAAACGATTGCTGTTGATAATGTGTCGGAACTTGAGCGGTGCATCCTTGCAGATTTAGGATCACAGGGCAAGAACAAAGGTGTTCCGCAGATGGGCGATTATCAGTATATGCAGTTTAAATTGGTATCATCTTTGCGGTTCTTTAAGTCATTAGGATTGAATGTAATTTGGACAGCGTGGGAAACAACAGAACCATTTGTTCAGCCCGATGGCACGAGTTATTCAAGATTGTATCCGAAGATCAATGCAAAGATAGTTGATAATGTATGCGGTTTGTGTGATGTTGTCGGAAAGATTTTTATCAATGAAGATGGCGAACACGGAATCCGTCTTGAAGCAAGTAACAACGTATATGCAAAAAATCAGATTGATGATCGTAAATCAGTACGCATTGAAGATTTTGTAAATTTCAAAACAGTAAAGGAGGAACAGTAATATGTGGGAATACAAAAG